CTTGAAGATTATTCAGGCGACACACACGGCTGAGTTGGCTGTTGGTTTTGGTAGGAAAATCAAGAACTTAATTGAGAGCGAGGATTTTAAGGATGTTTTTCCGGATGTTAGCTTGGCGACTGACGCTAAGGCGAGTGGTAGGTGGAGCACGAACGGCGGCGGCGAATACTATGCGGTCGGTGTCGGCGGCGCGTTGGCGGGTCGAGGTGCGGATTTGGCGATCATTGATGACCCTGTTTCGGAACAAGATGCGTTAAGTGTCACTGCGTTAGATCACATTTACGACTGGTACACTTCTGGCCCACGCCAGCGTTTACAGCCCGGTGGTGCGATTATCATTGTTATGACGCGTTGGTCTATTCGTGATCTAACTGCGAAGGTTTTATCGAAGCAGAGTGAGAAGGGTGCTGACAAGTGGGAGATTGTAGAGTTTCCTGCGATTATGCCTTCTGGCGATCCTTTATGGCCTGAGTATTGGAGCTTGGAAGAGTTGGAGGGCGTTAAGGCGTCTATTCCGGTTGGCAAGTGGAATGCTCAGTACATGCAGAACCCTACTGCTGAAGAGGGTGCGATTATCAAGCGCGAGTGGTGGAAGATGTGGGAGAAGGATGATCCTCCTGACTGTAGCTACATTATTCAGAGTTATGATACTGCGTTTAGTAAGAGCGACAGGGCTGACTACAGTGCTATTACGACTTGGGGCATTTTCCATAATGAGGAAACGCGACAGGACGATATTATTCTTTTGGACGCTGAGAGGGGTCGCTGGGAGTTTCCTGAGTTGAAGGAAGCTGCGTTGCAGTCTTACAAATTGTATGATCCTGACATGGTTTTAATTGAGCAAAAGGCGAGTGGTATGCCGTTGACTCAGGAGTTGCGGCGTATGGGAATACCTGTAACGCCATTTACTCCGAGCCGTGGTGCTGATAAGTTTACTCGTATGCACGCCTGTGCGCCTGTGTTTGAAAGTGGCATGGTGTGGGCACCTGAGACTAACTTTGCTGATTTAGTTATGGAGGAATGTGCGTCGTTTCCCAATGGCGAACATGATGACTTGGCGGATTCGATGACTCAGGCTATACTACGTTTTAGACAGGGTGGTTTTATTACCACTCCTACTGATTATGACGATGAAGAAGACGCGGCTTTTTTAAAGAGTCGTCCACGCGAATATTATTAGGAGGCTGTTATGGCAGACAAACAAGCAATTATGATGGCTTTGAAAGAAGCTATGGCTGGCGGCGGCGGTGCTCCAGCAACATCCAAGCGCCCGATGGCGCGTCCTAAGATGATTGGCGGTATGTCCGATGGCAGCACACGCGGAATTGATCCTAAAGAGAATTACAGCGAAGAAGACCTGATGCGTTTGCTCATGTCTGCTGGCGCGAAGTCTCCTAAAAAGCCTGCTGGTATGATGCGCGGCGGTAAAGTTCAGGGATACGAAGACGGCGGTGTTGCTGCCCCCAAGAAAAAATCTAAGAACGGTTGTGTCATGAAAGGCCGTGGCGGCAAGTACAAAGGAATGAAGTGATGGCGAGTATAGATACGCCTGCAAGAAAAGCCCAGCAACGTAGACTCGACCAAATGATGAAGGATGAATCGGCAATTAAGAGTGGGACCAAACTTGATAGATCCTTCGAGCGCGAAGCACAGACGAAAAAAGCTCTGTCTGACCTAGAAAATTTGGATCGTTACGGCGCAGACGCCCAAAAAGGCCGTTCTTTTGGGCAAAAAAAAGTCAACCACGGCGGCGCGATTATGAAAGGCCGTGGCGGCTCATTTAAAGGAGTAAGGTAATGAAAACGACTGAAAAAGACGGCGTTATCAAAGAGGTCATGCCTAAAGAGGGCACACCTTCAACTAAGATGGAAAACTCAGGTCACTCTCGTGGCGGCGGTGCTGCACTTAGCGGCACTAAATTTACTGGAGTAAAGTAATGGCTAAAATCGTCATCAACATAGACATGGATGAGCTTACGTCCGGTATCAACCAAGTCGTTGATGACGAGGTTTTTGAGGATATGGAAGAGGAGTTCTCTTGTCCCATTTCCACTCAGGAATCTAAAGTAAACGATGAGAATCGTGAAGCTGCCATTCAAGACAACTCATACGGTTCCTCCGAAAAACGTAAAGAAAAATGTGGTGTTTGCGAGTATTATGACATTCGTGCTCTTATGTTAGATTGCGTTGAAACCGGAATTGGCATGGAAGAAGGCGCTAAAGTGGGTTACTGCACTAAGTTAGACTTTACCTGTGCGGCTGAGAATGTTTGCAACGAGTTTGAAAAAGGCGGTCCTATCACCGACTTTGGCGATGTTGACATTTACGAGCCGCTTGAGGGGAATACAAAGGATATTTTCTAATGGCTATTGAGCAAGGACTAGGTGCGGGTGGGCCTCCAGAGCAACTTCTTATAGAAGCGGCTATTGAAGACACCACGCGTATGCAGGAAATACCTGAGCTTCCGGCAACTCCGGGCATTACTGAATTTGACGATGGTAGTGCCGTTGTTGGCGAATACGAGGAAGAGTCCGAGCCTTTGGAAGAAATCCCGTTTGACGGCAACTTAGCTGATGTTGTTGAAGAGCATGATTTGATGTCTATTTCCTCTGATCTTGTTGGTTCAATTGAGGATGACTTTTCAGCACGTCAGGATTGGGAAGACACTTACAAGAAGGGTCTTGAGTTCCTTGGCATGAAGACTGAGGAGCGTTCCGAGCCGTTTGCAGGTTCTTCTGGTGTTATTCATCCGTTGCTTGCTGAGAGCGTTACGCAGTTCCAAGCTCAAGCATATCGCGAATTACTTCCTTCCACTGGCCCTGTTAGAACGCAGGTTGTAGGTGCGCAGAATGAAATATTGGCCCGTCAAGCCGAGCGCGTCAAAGATTACATGAATTACATGATTACTTACGAGATGGAAGAATACGATCCTGAGTTGGATCAAATGTTGTTTTATCTCCCTGTGATCGGTTCTACGTTCAAGAAAGTTTATTACGACCCGTTGAAGGGTCGCGCTGTCAGTAAGTTTATCCATGCTGAGGACGTTATAGTTCCTTACGGCGCTTCTGACTTGGCATCATCGCCTCGCATTACGCACCGTTTGACTATGGATTCTAACGACATTCGCAAGTTGCAGCTTGTTGGTTTCTACAAAGACATTGATCTTCCTACAGGCTCTAACTACGACGATGCCTCTATGGGTGAAGTTGAAGAGTCTATTGATGATATTCAGGGCGTTCATCCTTCAGGTACATCTGAGGATATTACGCTTTATGAAGTTCACACGTCCTTGGACATTGAGGGTTTTGAAGACATGGGTGAAGACGGCGAACCTACAGGTTTGCGACTTCCCTATATTGTTACAATCATTGCCGAGTCTGGTGATGTTTTATCCGTTCGTAGGAACTACGATCCAATGGACCCGATGAAGCGTGCGAAGCAATACTTTGTGCATTACAAGTTTCTTCCGGGTCTTGGTTTCTATGGCCTCGGCTTGACACACATGATTGGTGGCTTGGCTCAGGCGTCTACGTCCATTTTGCGTCAGTTGATTGATGCAGGAACGCTCTCCAACTTACCAGCAGGCTTTAAAGCCCGTGGCGCTCGCATTCGTGATGAAGATTCTCCACTTCAACCGGGTGAGTTCCGCGATATTGATGTAGTTGGGGGCACCCTGCAAGGTTCCTTGATGCCCCTCCCCTTCAAGGAACCTTCGCAGACGCTTTATAACCTGCTTGGAACGCTTGTAGACGCTGGACGCAGGTTCGCTTCAATGGCCGACATGAAGGTCGGCGAGATGAGCGGAGACACTCCCGTAGGCACGACTATGGCTATCATGGAGCGTGGCACGAAGGTTATGTCTGCGATTCACAAGCGGCTGCATTATTCTCAAAAGATTGAGTTCAAGCTGCTTTCCAAGATTTTTGCGGAAACTGTTCAGGTGTATCCTTACCCTGCCGACATGCAGCAAGGGCCGGAAATCTTTGTTCAGGACTTTGATAACCGTATCGACGTTCTGCCTGTATCTGATCCGAACATTTTCTCCATGTCCCAGCGCATTGCTTTGGCGCAGACAGAGTTGCAGATGGTTCAGTCGAACCCAGAGGTTCATGGCGGTCCACAGGGGCTATACCAAGCGTACCGTAAAATGTACGAGGCGTTGGGCGTTACGAATATCGACGGCATCTTGCCACCGCCCCCCCCTCCGCCCCCTCCGGTCAATCCTTCTAAGGAAAACCAGAACGCTTTGATGGGCGCTCCTTTGCAGGCGTTCCCTCCGCAGGACCACGAGGCTCACATAGAGGCTCACATGGCCGTTATGTCCACTCCGGCGATGCAGCTTAACCCTAACGCCATTATGGCCCTCCAAGGGCACATACAGGAGCACATAGGGCTACTTGCAGAGGCGCAGGCGCAACAGGAAGTAATGAGTCAAATTCCTCCAGAGCAAATGCAGATGATGCAGCAACAGGCCCAGATGCAGCCCCCCCCACCACCGGGCCAGCCTCCTGTGGACCCTCAACAGCAGATGATGCAGCAAATGCAGCCTCAGATTGACTCTATGGCGGCACAGATTATTGCTGATTTGACCGAAGAGCTTGTTCAGGCGATGACGCCGGAAGAGCAAGGTGATCCTTTGGTTGATATCAGGAACCAAGAGCTTCAGTTGAAGGCCGCAGACTTGCAGCGCAAACAGGAAGAGTTTGATGCGAAGCAGGCGTTCAACGAAGAAAAGGAGCGCAACGATGTGTTGGTGTCGCAACAGCGCATTGATGTATCGGAAGCTGCTCTGGAAGACAAAACTAGAATTGCGGAGGAGCGGTTGCAGACCCAACGCGACATTGCCTCTTTGAGCGCAATAAGCAAAGGGGTAAACTAATGGTATCATCTGTTAGAGAGAAAATGGCACAGCAGGAAAAAGAAAAGAAGGTAGCCCAGCGGCTGTCTGAGAATCCTGTTGTGACTGAAATGGTAAGGGCGCGGAATGAGGATGGACACTTTGTCAAGGATGACCCCAGTACGCCAGCAAACGAAGCGTGGGTTGAAAAGCCAAAAGCAACCAAAAAACCTGCTGCAAAGAAAAAAACCACATCCAAAAAAGGTAAGTAGGTTCAGCAAAATAGCTAGGCCCCAGAACTTCCAAGGAATTTTCTGACTTTCTGGTATTTGTACTTGTGTTTCCCGCATAGTAGCATACTATATGTGGTATGGATGCTATACACTTAGTAGATTATTTGCTGAAAAGCATACGAGAACGCGATGCCCGTCTCAAAAGCAGGCTCGCGGACAATTCGATACAAACTTTTGAAGAGTATCGGTACGTAGTAGGTGAAATACGCGGGATGGCCTACGTTGAAGACGAAATTAAAACCGCGATGAAAGGTATGGAGTACGCAGATGACTAGCAAGTTATTTGTGCCTAATCACGTTGCGAAAGCAGCGCAAAAGGCTATAAAAAACAATCCAACACTGCCAAAACCTATTGAGAACGCTTTTGGCAAAAGTGGTGAAAATAAAAACGCAGATGACCCGTCAAAGATGGAATCATCATCACTTGAGAGACTGCCGCAGCCTACAGGCTACCGTGTTCTTATCATCCCTTACTACCCAAGCGAAAAGACCAAAGGGGGCATTATTGTCCCTGACGCCGTTCGCGAGCGTGAGTCTTTTGCTACGGTAGCTGCTTATGTCGTGAAGCTAGGCCCAGACGCTTATGCTGACTCCCAAAAGTTCCCAAATGGTCCTTGGTGCAATGAGAAGGATTGGGTTCTTATAGGAAGATATAGTGGAAATAGGTTCAAAGTGGAAGGTCTTGAGGTTAGAATCATAAATGACGATAATATTATCGCCACAATTCTTGACCCGAAAGACATTTCGTATGTATAAGGCAAGGGAGAACAAGGAAAATGTCTATGTCTGAAGATATTCATGAAGACGAAGATTTTGAAAACGGCACATCTGTTGAAGTTGAAGACGATGACAGCAGTGATGAATATGAGGTTTCCTCGTCCGATGGTGGCGAAGAAGAAACCCGAACAAATGTTCGTAAAAAACAGAACGGCGACGATGAGCTAGAAAACTATAGCGAGTCTGTTCAGCGTCGAATTAACCAGTTAACAGCAAAACGGAAAGCTGCGTCTGAAGAAGCTCAAGCGGCTGTTCAGTATGCCCAAAACGTTCAGCACGAAAACGCTCAGATGAAGCAGCGTTTGCAGCAAATGAGCTTTGGTTTTAATTCTGAAACTGAAAACCGTTTGAAGGCTCAAGAAGCTCAAGCCACTCGCGCCTATACTGAGGCTAGTGAAGCTGGAGATTACGAGAAAGCTGCAAAAGCGCAACAAGCGTTGTCTCAAATTGCTGTAGCCAAGGAAAAGGTTCGCGTTCAGAAGATACAACTTCAACGCCAACAGCAAGCTGCGCAGCAAGCACCGCAGCAACAGCAACAGCAACAGCAACAGCAAGTTCGGCAGGCACCACCTCAGCAGCGTGATCCTAAGCTAGAAAGTTGGCTTGGTAAGAACTCTTGGTTTGGTAGTGACCGCGTAATGACACGCGCCGCCCAAGCCATTCATGAAGAACTTGTTCTGGAGCAGGACTTCGACCCAACGTCAGACGATTACTACAAAGAAATCGACTCTCGTATGCGGAAAGAGATGCCTCAGAGATTTAATACGGGGAAACGGTCCAACGCTCAGACCGTGGCTCCGGCGTCCAGTGGACGGTCAGTAAAATCAGGGCGGAAGAAGGCGGTGGAATTAACACCGGGTCAAGTGGCCTTTGCGAAGAAGATGAGAATCCCTCTTGAAAAATACGCAAAAGAAGTCGCAAAAATTAGCAGTCGGAGGGCTTAAAATGGCAGACAGGACACCACGCGAAACAAACACGCGGGAACGCTCAGAGCGTTTACAAGAATGGCGACCCGGTTCTGCTTTGCAAGCCCCTGAACCACCTATCGGTTTTAAACACCGTTGGATACGCGAATCCGTAATGGAATTCGACGATAAAACAAACGTTCATAAAAAACGGCAAGAAGGCTGGGACCTCGTTCGCGCTGAGGAATATCCCGAATATGTAGGACCTGTAGTAGATGAGGGGCGCAACGCTGGCATCATTGGTGTCGGTGGACTTGTTCTCGCACGCATCCCTAACGAATTGGCCGAACAGCGGAATAGACACTATCAAGGTGTTTCAAAAAATCAATTGGACGCAGTGGATCGTGACT